ACTCTATTAAAATATTTATCTCTATAGGTTTGCATTTCTTCATCACTAACTACATCATTCTTAAAAAATTTCCAATCTTTTTTTTCTGTTAACATATTTATTAAAAAATATAATGAATACATTCCGCATTCTGTATTTTTTTTTTGATGTTCATGTGGGTAAGATTCATCAAAGTCAATAATAAAAGTATTATTTATTTTTTTACCCTGTTCTTGTATATTATGAACTAATTTCATCAATTGTTTTGGTATTTTAGAACCAGCACTATCAAAATAATATAATTTTTTATCAATTATATCTAAAAACATAGAGACCCAATGAGAACCACCTTTTGTATGTGGGTCTAAATTAAATATAAATCCTATTTTTTTTTTATTTTTTTTTATCATTTTATTCAAATTAAAATTACATATTTCAGGCCAAACACATGTATTATCATCTTCAATGAAATCATAATCTATTGGTGAAGGACCTAAAAATACAAAATCACTATATGCATCTTCATACTGTTTCATACTTTCACTTATTTCATCACTACTTAACCATTCTGTTGGGTTATTTTTCCACTCATCTGGCATTTTTGGTTTAAAATTTTCAAATAATAAATCATTTAATAAATTCTTATCTGTTATTAAATTTCTAACCATACATATTTCTGAATTACAAGAATTATTTAATTTTTTTTTCAACTCAAACCATATTTCTCTAGAATTATTTGATTTTATTTGTTTATTTTCATCCATTTTATTTCTTTTATTCCATTGTTTTTTTAAATAATAAATATTATTATTAGATAAACAGGTATCTGCTGTATTTTTATTTTTTAATGATTTTGGACTGCATTTGGCTTTTATAAATTTCTTTTTTGTTTTAGTTTTTGATGACATTCTTAATATATTAATATATAATAAAAATTAATATATTTTTAATTTCTTTGAAATCTGGTATAATTATTAAATAAATAATCTTCCTTTTTTACATTTTTATTATTTTTATATGAATGAGTTTTAAATAACAATCCATGATTATCTTTATATGGGGTTGTTTGTATAGTTGGTTCTACATATAAATCACTATTACTATTTGGAACAAAATTAGATTGATCGCATTTTTGCAATGCAAAAAATTGATTTCTAAGACTACTTTCAAAATCAACATTTTGCATAAACCCTTGTATTGGTCCCCTAGAAGTTCCAGGATGCATACCAGCACTATAATTATAATCTAATTTATTTGAAATATTAGTATCAATATTTTGCATAGTTGGTGTTGTTGGAAATTTTTGGAATTTAGTTGAATATGGTATTAAAGGATATAATACATCTAAATGTTTATTTGAAATATTTCTTTCATACATTCTTTTATTAATAACTTCTTCACTCATCTTATATATTATATATATAATATTTAATAACTCATTTTAATTTTATAAATAATATAAAATATAAATAGACCATAAAAATTCTTAGATAAAGTATCAAGAAAATTATATGATATATTTTTATATTTATATGAAAACAAGAATGATATACCGTATAATGACCATACAAAAAACATAAAATAAAACAAATATAAATTTGTTAAATTATCTACTGCATATTTTATATAAATTAAATAAAAGGTTAGACCGAAAAATAAAAATCCCATAAAAAATGAAAGCCATTTATTTATAGCTTTTATTTCTCCAAAATAACCAAATATTAGCATCAAAGCATTAAAAATCAGAATATAATTTATTAAATTATAATCTTTTAAATAAATGTCATATGATGATATTTGCTTTTTTGATTTTTTTTCATTATTTTCTTCGTATCCTTCTTTTGCTCTAATATTGTTATACTCCATAAAAAATATAGTAGTTAATAGCATAGTAGGTGTTGTTATAATCCAATCAAAATATCTCACAGGTGTTATTAATGTTTCAGATGCACTATTTAATGCAAAAATTAACCAAATATAAAAAGAGAATTCTATGAATTGTACAACTGTTTCTAAAATTAAAATTTCTGTTAAAATATAATCTTCTGGTTTTAATTTTATAAAAATACCTGCAAATGTAATTAAACCAGTTATTATCTGAATAATTAAGGAAATGTAAGCACTTTGTAAAATATCAATATTCATATTATATTATATAAACATATATTATGAAGGCTATTTATCAAAATATATTTTTAATTTTACTAGCTATTTTATATATTTTATATTTTTCAATATTATTAGGTTTCGGTGATAAAAATAAGAACTTAATGAATAGTATACAATTTTGGTTAAAAATTTATATAGGTATTTATTTAATTGTTATGTATAATCCTTTTACTAAATCAACATTTACAGATATAGATAGAAGAATTGTTTTTTCATGCGCACTTTTTTTACTTTCTACTATAACAATTACTGAAATATATTATAATTACAATTATGTTTTAGATAATATAAAAAAATTAAAATTCCTTTAAGCAATTATAAATTTGTTTTGTTACTATTTCATCTAATTCATGTTCTTGTTTTGTTTTTTTTTTGAAGTAATATTGACTTATATAACTTTTCATAAATTTTTTAAAATGTTCCTCATCTTTTACTGGAAAAATAGGATTTTTTAAATACCTATCTATTATTTCACTATTTGAAAAATAGTAATGGTATGGTTTTATATATATATAATATACATTTTCGTGTATCATTTGTTCATGATGAACATCATCTATAAAACAAACTTGTGTATTTTTTGGTAATCTAGCACATTTAACCAAATCATCATAGTTTTTTTCATGACTTGTTCTAAATAATTCAATTCGTTTTTCTTCAACCATGAAAGCACATATGCATTTATCAAATAAACTATCTGATATATTTAATTTATAATCAAAATATTTACTTATTTGTGTAGTCCATGATTTAGGTCCTTGATTATTAGTATAAATGCATACTTTTTTATAATCACCCTTCTTTTTTTTATTGTAAATATATTTGCAAATCTCCATAATTAAAGGTCTTAAATATTCTGGATATAAATCTAAGAGCTTATTAAATTCATTTTGCGTTAGTATTTTAGAAGAACCTTTAAAATATTTACATAATGCATCATAAAATACACTTAATTGTTGAAAGCACCCCAATGTTTCATCCATATCAAATACAACAACCTTATTTATCATTTATATATATATTTATTTTAAAAATAAAATATATACATATATTAAATTATATGAAACTTTCAAAATCAGATTATAAAAAAATATTGAATTATTATAAATTATCTATTCCAAAAAATAAATCAACATTGAAAGAAAAAGCCGAAGATATATTGGCTAGTAAATTATGCAAGTGTATTAATAAAGTTTCTAGAAAAAATGGTGGAAATAAAGCTAAAAGTGTAGGATTATGTAGAAGAAGTGTACTTAAAAAGAAAAGTTTGAAAGCATTTCGTTTTAAATGCAAAAATAAACCTAAATTGTTAACAAAAAAAAATAGAGGTAAATTAGAAAAAATAAATTAAAATTAAAATGTTCAATTATTTATAAATGGGTGCTGGAGTATTACCTGTTGCACTATATAAAAAAAAGCTTTTCTTTTTATTAGGAAAAGAAAATGAATATAATGACCAAGGATGGTCTGATTTTGGTGGAGGTAGAGAAAATAATGAATCTGATTTTGAAACTGCAGTAAGAGAAGGATATGAAGAATTAAATGGATTTTTAGGTACAAAGAAAGCTATGAAAAAAATGTTAGAAAGTAAGTTGATTACAACTGTTAATGAACAGTACTATACATCTTACTTAGTTAAAGTTGAATATGATGACAAATTACCATTTTATTTTAATAATCATTTTAAATTTATAAAAAATAATTTAAATCATTTAATTAAAGATAATAATGGTATGTTTGAAAAACAAAAAATAAAATGGTTTACAATAGATGAATTAAAAAATGAAAAAAATTATAGAAATTATTATTTAAAACTAATAATAGCAATATTAAAAAAAACAGATAGGATATTAGATATTATGAATAATATTTAAAGTTTATTTATTATTAATATTACGTATGAGTAATATTAATTATATTAAAAATAAATATGCATATGTTTTAAAATCTATTAAAAAAGATACTACATTAAAACCAATATTGAATGATTTAAAAGGTAAAACTTTTTTGATTTCTGGTGCATCAAGAGGTATTGGATATAACATTGCAAAAAAATTGGCATTATCTGGAGCAAACATATCTATTATTGGAAAAACACAACAAAGACATCCGAAATTAACTGGTACTATTTATAATGCTGCAGAAAGAATAAATGATGTTGCACGTAGAGTATGTTGTCATCCAATTGCATGTGATATTAGAATACCTAAGCAAATTGATTTTGCAATCAATGACACTATTGATATGTTTGGAAAAATAGATGGGGTTGTTTTAAATGCAAGTGCTTTAGTTTTGAAAAATACATTAGAGCAAAGTGATAAAGAAGTTGATTTACTAAGTTCTGTTAATATCAACGGAACATATTTAATGGGAAAAAAATGCTTAAAACATATTAAAAATTCTACTCATCCTTCAGTATTAGTTATTGCACCTCCAATTGAAATGTTGAATAATGATGATTGGTGGATAAATCATTTATATTATAGTATGTCAAAATTTAATATGTCAATTATGGCAAAATTTTGGAATAAAGAATTTCCAAATGTATCAGTTAATACACTATGGCCAAGAACAACTATAGCAACCGCTCCTGTAAAAAATTTATTAGGAGGAACTGAAATGATGAATATATCACGAAAAACAGATATAATGGGGGATGCTGCAGAAATAATATTAAAAGCAGACCCAAAAATATGTAATGGTAAAAATTTTATAGATGATGAAGTAATTGCATCAATGGATATTGATGTTGAAAAATATAGGTATAATAACTATAAAAAAGAAAAAGATTTAATGCCTGATTTTTTTTGTTAACAAAATTTTATTATTTTTATTAATTATTTATTTATTAGTAAATAATTAGTAATTTATAGATTTATTCATTTTTAATAATAACTTCACTTTTAATATTTTCTATTATTTTATCAACATCATTTTCATTTTTAGTTATTGAATTTTCTATAATTTGCATATATTCTGAATTTTTAAATGTTCCATTATCAATACATTCTGGATTTTCATCAACCCAATTTGGTATTTGTTTAAAGTTATTTTTTCCAACATGTTCTATTGCTTTTTTTATATTTTTATCATCTGTTTCTTTATCCCATATATCATTTTCTTTAACATATATATTTTCATCATTTTGTACACAATGAATAGGTCTTTTTGTTAATTCCAAACTATTTAAACCATTTCTGAAAATTTGTGATATTCCTTCAACATAACCTAATTTACCAGTTGTTTCTAGGTCTTCTAGTTGTAATTTCAAAGAATCTACAAAATCCATTAAATTCAATGCGTCTTTGCATTTATCATTTAAAAATACATTTATATTGAATTGATTATTATTATTAGTAGTATTATTTATAATTTTATTTTCAGATACTAATGGTATTAATTTATCTAATTGTTCATCTTTCTTTTTGATTAATTCCATAGATTGAATTAATAATTCTTTGTAATTAACATTTTCATTATTATCATTTTTTCTGGAATTGTCAAAATTCTCCGATTTTTCTATATTTTCCAAATTTTCCAAATTTTCCAAATTTTCCAAATTTTCTGGAAATTTTCCGAAATTTTCCAAATTTTCCGAAAAATTTTCAATGATGAATTTGCATTTTTTTTTATGGTTATAAAGTGAAGCCCTATGTGAATAACTTTTCCCACACAAACAGGTGTGGCGAATTTTGTGTTGTATTTTTGTTGTATTTGTTGTATTATGCTTTTTGCTCTCAAGATGTTTTTTAAAATCACTCAAACGACTGCATGAATAATCACACTTTTCACAAAAGTAATTTGAGTGAGAATTTTTGAGAATTTTTGTTGTATTTTTCATATAATAATACAACAAAAAATTCTCTAAATCTATTTTGCCCCAAATTTTTTTTTTTTCTGTTGGTAAGGAGCTATTTTTTTTTTTTCAAAAAACTGCTAGGTATCAGTCAGACGCCGATTTTTCTTTTTTTTTTGCAAAACTTTTTTGAAAATTTGGGGTTTTTTTGAAATTTTTTTTTTATAAAGTGAATTTTTCAAATAGTTTCGAAAAAAAAAAAAAAAAGAGAAAAAAGAAAAAATCTTTGGTAATAAAAATAATAATCAATTAAAAATATACCAATAGTATTTTAATAATAAAAGTAAAAATGAAATTTTTATTATTAACACGATAATATAATATTTTCAATATATTTATCCCAGTATGCTGTATAAACAATAGAATAATCATAATCTTTTTTAATGATATCATGATATATTTTTTGTAAGTAATCTTCATTTATTGTATCCCAGTCATTTATTATTACAACCGGTAAATTTTCAAATAAATAATCATGAGGACCACTCATAACAATAGGAATACAACCACACATTAAAGATTCCCATGTTCTATGAGTATCAATTCCTCTTCCTGGTGGTGACGCAACAAATTTAAACTTATTTAAATTTTTTATATATGTTTCAAAATCAGAAGAATCATTGTATTTAAAATGCTTTTTAAGTTTTTCTAAGCATACTCTTCTTATATTTCTATGAAAATCATATAATGGTTTACCTGTAGTTTGACTGAAATTTAAATAAAATAATTCTTTTTCAGTATTTTTTAAATTTTCTAATGGTTTTAAACAATGATTGCGAAATATCTCTAGATGTTTCGTTTTATCTTCACCAAAAAAGCGAGTAGTTTTCCATTGCCATTTTGGACCAAGTGGATACCCTTTTAGTTTATCGTGAGTAATACACGGATTTTTACATAACCAAACAAGTAAATTATCTTTTTCTAAAAGATTTATAACTTTAATTTGAAAATCGTTATTTTCGCAAGGATATTGTATAAAAGGTGCACAATGGTCATCATTTGAACCAGTTATTAATATAAATTTTTTTTCTATTTTTGATAATATATCCACATAATTTATAATTAAATCGGTTTTTAAAAAAATGATAGGAGTTTTATGATTATCAAATACTTCTTTTATTTCTTTTTCATAATTATAATTATTGGTTCTGTTTTTGAATGTTGCATCTATTATGAGATTTGATTTTGATACCCAATAATCAATACTAATAAATGGATTAGAATTCATAATATAAAATAATTAAAAAAAATAAATTTTATAACGAAAAATTTAATATAATTTGTATATTATGAGTGTTCGTATTGTAGGTAAATTAGCTTCATATGATATAGGTTTTGGAAATAAATGTTTCGCATTTTTTACAGGTATGATTTATGCTGAATTAAATAATTTATATTTACATAATTTTAGTTTAGGAAGGAATAATATTTTAGAAGTTGATTATAAAAAGTTTAATGAAGGTAAAGAACAGGATTCAACATTAGATGATTTTGGTATAAGTTCAAATGATTATATTAATGATGAGTTAAGATTTTTTGGAAGAAAAAATTATAAATTTGGTTGCTTTTTTCAGAATGCTAATTATTTGAATAAATATAAAGATATAATTATGAAATATGTGGTAGTTAAAGAAATAGAAATTCCCAAATCAATAGCGGAATATAAAATAGAAGACAATGATTTATTATGCTTTATGCGGTTAGGAGATAAAGTAATCAAGAATCATACAGAATTGGTAGATACTGATTATTTCAAACAAATTGTAGATAAAAATAATTATAATAAAATGTATTTTATTGTTTTTCCTGAAAATGATAGTAATATAGATAAGTATTTTTCAGGTTTTGATGAAAAATATAAACAAAAAATAATATTTTTAAATAAATCTACTATGGAAGAAGACTTTTCTATGGTTAATTATTTTAAAAATGTTGCTTTAGATACATCAACATTTCATTGGTGGTCAATATTTTTAAATGATATAAAAAATAAAAAAATATTCACTCCAAAAAATTTTGGTAGTATTCTTCAAAAACACAATAATAGTTTAAAATTACATGGTAATCACGTAAAAAATTTGAGTAATATAAAGAATGAAACAATAGAATTGGATAATTCCTTTATATTTTTAGTTTAACATTTAAGTTTTAAAATTTCACTTTCTTCCAATTTATAATTTAACATGATTTTATGTTGTTCTGGTGTATTTTGCCAATATCCAACTAATATATAATTTGGTAATTTAATTACTTTTAAATTATCAGGTACTTCATTAATACAAAACCAATTGCTACCTCTTTTTTTATTAAATAAAATATCAGGCATAATAGTATTTTCTATACATCTTGAAAATAAATAAGGTATAAAACAAAAAGTTCCAAAAGAAAATACAAGTGTTTTGCAACTACATAGAGTAATAATATCTTCTTCAATAGTTTTACTTTGAAAAACAACATTAATATTATTTTCTTCCACAAATTTTCTTAGTTCAGGAAATATAGGACCATTATCTTTTTCATAAACAATACAAATTTTTTTATCAATATTTTCTTTTAAAATTTGAACGTAAAAATCTAAGGGAGGTTGAACGTATTCAAAATGAACTCTTCCTTCTTTATATACATCACCTGCACGAATATGAATGCATATATCATATAAGGGTGTATCTGGTATATCTAATTTTAAATTAATATATTTATCTGCGATTTGTTTTAATTCTTGAATAGTTAGTAATCTTCCTCCACCGGTTGGATTAATAATTCGTGTCTGGTCGTTCTCATTATGACATGTACAATAATCACCACATTCCATATTTTCTTTTGTAAAATGAAAGAATTTATGTTCTGGTACGTTTATTCTTGCATATTTATTCAAGTAAAAAGCATATTTAATTAAATTTAAAGAAGCAATTAAATGATTTCCGTAGCGATTATAAAAAGTAAAGAATTTTGCGGTGCACATTATGTATAATATATAAAAAAAATATATATTATAAACTTAAATATTTTCTTTTTCAAATACAGGTAGTAGTTTATTATATGAACCAATTAATATGCTAAGTTGTCTCATTCTTCCAGTATCGTTGTTAAGTTCTAATCTTTTTGTTAAACTATGCTCATCCCAAGGTTCATTAACAATTTTAGATAAATGTGGTGTTTTTCTAATTTCAAATTTTTTATAATAAAAATAAGTGGATACAATAAAATCATCGTGAAAAAACCACTCATCATTATCTTTTGTTACAATATCGTAATATTTCATATAGTTATCAAGTTCACAAACAGGTATAAGTATTCCATCAGCACCAAATGCAGTTGCCATTGGTTTGCCTCTTTGTTCAGCATATCCAGTCCATATTAATTTAGGTAGTTGTTTTCTTGCACAATTAAAGAATGTATTAAGAAAATATTTTTGGTATTCATTATCATCGTCTGCTGTTAAAATATAAACATCATTTTTATTTTCCAAGTTTTGTAATTTTTTTAATGGCATAATAAGTTTTGTAGCAGGTCCATAATCTATATCACTCTCTAAGAGTTCGAATAATTCGGTTTTTTCTAAATACTTATTTAAATATAATTCTCTGTTATACTTTGTATTAGGGAATCTTTTATAATTATTACAAATACAAATAAATATTTTAGTAGGCATAATATCTTGATTCATTATAGTTTTAAGGCATCTTTCTAGCTTGTCTTCGCGTCCAGGTATAACTGCAATACTTAAATAAATTTGAACCATATAATTAATAAAAAATATTATTTATATTTTTTTTTATCTTAAATTAAAATTAATTTAAATATTAATTTTTATTATTTTTATAATGAGTTCAATTAAAATGAAATTGAAGGATTGGATAACTTATGAAATGCCTTTGCATGAAATAATAGTGAATGCTTCACCACAGGATGGTAGTGATAGTTTATTAAAACATATGATTGGTATAGATGCAAGATGCAAATATAATCATTTGTTGAATTTATTTGAAAATGTAAATAATAAAGCAAATATAAATGGTAAATTGTATTGCAATTCATTTTGTATAAATACAGATTTAAAGCGACGTGGAAGGTGGGGTAAAAATGAGCAACCTATTCGTAGAGAAACAATATTAGATACATTGCAAAAAAATGGTTATAGAAGATCATCAAGTGGAGACAACTTTTTTTTTGATTTAATGCAAAGTCGTTTTACATTTTCTCCAGAAGGGAATGGTTTGGATTGCCATAGGCATTATGAAGCAATATTATTTAAGGGTATTCCAATTGTAGAGGATAATCCATTAATTATGGAAAAGTATGATGGTTTACCAGTGTTATATACTCATGATTATAGTGAGATAAATGATGCATACTTAAATGAAAAATATAATGAAATGTTAGAAAAAACATATGATTTCAGTAAATTATATTTAAGTTATTATGATGAGGAAACACAGAAAGAAATAATAGAGAATAGTAATTTCTGGGTAAATAAATGGTCAGATAGGGCAGGAAGAAATAAACAATATCCATTTGATTTATCAACAATAAAAGGATATGAAAATATTTATAATGATATGGGATTTTTAACTGTAACAAACAGCGGATATAAAGACATGACATTAAATTGTGTAAAATCATTGGAAAAACTAAAAATAAGACATGAATTAAAAATATTTTGCTTAGATGATGATTGTGAAAAAGAGATAAAAAAGCATTATAATAATGTAGAATTATACGACAATAGCTTAAAGGAATTAAGTTCATATAATGATAAAAATTGGAATCTAGTGAACATGAAAAAAATAGATATAATTCGTACTCAAATGGATAAGTATAAATATGTATTACAAACAGATGGTGATATAGTTTTTGAAAACCCAATGTTTTTATTGAAGGTATATGATGCTATAAGAAGTAATACAAATAAAGATATAATTGGACAATTAGAGCATCCTCAAAATATAATATGTGGTGGTTTTTATGTAATAAGGTCAAATGAGAAAATGTTGAACTTGTATGATCCGAAAACATTAGTAGAAAGAAAGGCTTATGAAGGTCATGATCAAGATTATATTATGAAATTAAAAAATGATAGTAAAGAAATAAATGTAGATTATTTTGATAAAGAAACATTTCCAAATGGTAATATATTATTTTATAGAGGTTTACATAGAGAACCTTATATGATGCATTTTAATTATATATCAGGTTTTAAAAATAAAGTAAACAAAATGATAGATAAAAATAAATGGTATATGGAAAATAGTTAAAAATATTTAAAAAAGTATTGAATATATTAAATATGGAAGATACTTTGTGTATAAATTGTAATGAATATAATTCAGTAGAATTCAATTGTGGTATTGGTATATGTAGAGATGATGAATGTATTTATGTGCATAATAAAGATAAACCATATGTATGTATATTGTGTGGTAAAAATTTACACCCTGATATAATACATAAATATTGCGGTAGTAAAATAACTTTTAATAAAATTAATTTAAATAATAATAATAATAATATAAAATAATGGATAATAGTGAAAAAGAACCGGTGTTTTTTGAACGTTATATAAAATCAAAAGGTTATCATTCATTTCATAATAGTGGTACTTATCAAACAGGTCATAGTTGTCATAGTGAAAGTGTTGCAGATGAAAAAGAAATAATAAGACATATGCAATATAAGGAAAAGTATTTATGGATACGATTAACAAGTAGAAATACAAATTGGCCTGAAAGTGCAGGTGGTAAAAAATGGGAATATAAATCTGATTTAGATACTGTTGCAGAGAATTTGCATGTATTACAACATGATGTTATATTAATAACGGGAGATGGAGATAGAAAAGTGCCAAGCAGTTATAAAGAATCAACATATAAGAAAATATTAAATTGTGATAAAATAATTAAATGGTATACTCAAAATTATGATGGTACATGTAATCATCCAAAATTAAAACATTATCCAATCGGTTTAGAATTGCATAGTGGTAGTAGGCATATAAATGAGCCATATGTAGGTAAATTGCCTTATATGTTAGATTTAGTAGAACAAAATATACAGCGTTATGAATATAAAATATTTAGCGATGTTCATTTAAGTAGTTTAGAATGGGAAGAAGCAGGTGAAAGAAGAAATTTGAAAAACTATTTGGAAAATAATAAATGTGAACATATAGTTTGTTTGGAAAAATCTGTAAAAATAAAAGAATTATACGATGAATATTATATTAAATACCCTTTTATATTGTCTACTCATGGACATGGTTTGGATTGTCATCGTACATGGGAAATATTGTTTTTAGGTGGAATAGTAATAACAAAAACAAGTTCATTAGATAAAATGTACGAGGGATTGCCAGTTGTAATAGTAAAAGATTGGAATGAAATAGGTGATATTAATAATTTAAAAGAATGGTATAAGAAATTTAGCCCTTTAACAAATAAAGACTACTTACGTCCAAAATTAAAATATAGATATTGGTTAACTAAATAATTAACGAAAAATATATAAAAAAATATATTTTTTACATTATATGAAAATATATATTTTGCATTGGAATAAATTAACTGAAAGAAAAGAAAATATTATGAAAGAATTAAAAAAGGAGGGTTTAACAGGAGAATTCATTGAAAATTATACAGTTCAGGAAATACATTCTGACAAAAAATTATCAAAAGTATTTGGTGGTATGGGAGGGACAGCTTCTATTTTTATGAAACAAATGCATGCTTTAAAGTTAATATCTGAAAATCATGATTATGCTTTAATATTGGAAGATGATGTATTTTTATGTTCAGATTTTAAGAATAGATTAAATGATTATATGAAACAATTACCAAATGATTGGGATATGTTTTTTATAGGTGATGGTTGTAATTTACATATACCGGATGATTATTTAAAAGATGATACAAATGTATATTTAAAGGGTAATCAAGATAAAGAATTTCCTAGAAGTATTAGTCAGCTTCAAGGTGGTAAGGGTGCAACGCGTTGTTTAGATGCGTATTTAGTAAAAAATACTGCAGCTAAAAAAATATTAGAGGCATTTGAAAAAGTAGAAAATATGAGAAATACTCCTTGTGATTGGTGGATGAATAATATAATAAGACATTATAATTTTAAAGTATATTGGTGTGAACCAACTATTGCAACACAAGGTTCTCAAAATAAAACATATTCTTCATCATTACATAATAAAAATGATTATAATTAGTAATAATAATATAAAATAAATATAATATATTATTATGGATATTCCAATATTTATTACACATTGGACAAAATTAACGAAAAGGAAACAAAAATTAATAAAAAGAATGAATGAAGAAGGTTTAAGTGGTACTTTTATAGAAAAATATGATTCACAAGATTTAGATTTAGATTCAGAGTTATGTTCAAAATTTGGTACTCATTTAAAATATAATACAGGTTTTAAAGGTAAGACAGTAATATCATTGTTTTTGAAACATATAGAATGTTATCGTTTAATGATTGAAAAAAATATACCATTGTTATTGATTTTAGAGGACGATGCGTTATTGGATGATAATTTTAAAAATAAATTTGATAATTATGTGAAACAATTACCAGATAATTGGAATTGTTTATGTATAGGTAATGGATGTAATTTGCATATAAATAGTGATAGATTTAAAGAATTAAAACCACCGAATGTATATTTAAAATCAACAAAGAAAATAGAAGGTGAAGGAGTTGGATTATTTAGATGTACAGATTCATATTTAATAAATTTAAAAACAGCAAAAGAAATATATGAGCATTTTCAAAAATGTCCAATTAATGGGCATAAAATAGGTGATGCAATAGATATTTGGTTAAATAAATTCTCTAGTAATATGGATTATAATATATATTGGTCAGAACCAACTATAGTTTCACAAGGTTCGCAAAATGGAACATTTTTATCTACTATTAATATAAATTATCACGATGTTGGCAAAACAAATAATAAAGTAAATAAAAATTTAACTCAAGATGATGTATATAGAAAATTATTAAATGATGAAGATGTTAGTTTAAATTAATACAAATTTATATTAAATTAATACAAATTTATATTAAATTTATAAAAAAGAAAATAACTTTATAATATAAATGAAAACTAATAAAAATAAAATAATAAAAAATAAAACTAGAAAAATATCATTAAAAAATGATTTTTACAGTTTTATAAATAAAGATTGGTTAAGAAAAAAATATATTAAAGATAATGATATTAAAATAGATCTTTATAGTATTTTGGAAGATAAAGTAGAAAGGGATATTTACAAAAATATAATTTTGAAAAATAAAGATAAAGATATCATGATTTTAAAGAATTCTTTGATGAAATATCATAATAAAAATATTGAAAAAAGTGTTATAAAGAAATTAGAAGCATTAAAACTCTATGCCAAAGATGAAAATAATTTTTATTCTTTTGTTAAATATTGTATTGAAGAAAATATAGATTTGCCTTTTAATTGGGATATTCAAATAGATAAAAAAAATACAGATAATTATATAACATTAATAGATGAAGAATATTTAACGTTAGATAATAAAGATTTTTATTTAAAAAAGAGTGAATATTTTACAAAGATAAGAAATGATTATATTAAGTACATTGAAGAATTGTTGAATAATTCATTAACACCTTTAAATGAATATTATAATGTCAAAAATATAATGAGTATAGAAAAAAATATAGCAAAATTAAAATTAGATATAGAATTAACAAGATATACAAGTAGTACTTTTAATAAATTAAATAATAATGATTTGAAAAAAATTGGTTTTGATTTAAATAAATTTACAAATATTATGAATTATAATTATGATGTTAAAGAAGTAAATGTTCCTAATGTAAAATACTTAAAAAATATAATGAAACAATTACAGAATTGGAATCAGGAACCGTGGATAAGTTATTGGAAATATAATATTATTAAGAGTGTTATGAATTATCATAGGGATTGGAATAAAATACATTTTAATTTTTTTAATAAGAAAATACAAGGACAAAAAAAGGATATTAGTTTGAAAAAAGTATTTATAAATAAGGTTAATATTTATTTTAATACTTATATAAGTAAAAAATATATACGTGAATACAATTTTACTAAGGTAAAAGATTTGACACTTGATTTATTTAATAGAATAATAAAAGTATATTATAAAAGAATAGAAAAGAATGAATGGATTGAAGAAGCTACAAAAAATAAAATATTAACAAAATTAAAAAGTATAAGATTAACAATAGGAACAAAGAAAAGATATATAAAAGATGGGAAATTTAAATTTATTGGAGATGACCCAGTTCACAATAGAAAAGAATATAACAAATGGAAGATAGAAACAAAAATAAAGATGTTAAAGAATAAGCAAGATAAAGAAGCATGGAGAAGATTTATAGATATAAATACTTTTGATGTAAATGCTTATTATATACCAGTTTCAAATGAAATTATTATTCCATATGCAATATTACAAAAACCGTTTGTAGATATAAATAAACCATTACATTATAATATGGGTTATTTTGGAACAACAATTGCACATGAAATAACTCATGCATTTAATGATGATGGTATGGAGCATGATGAAAATGGTATATTTACAGAAAGTTTTTGGTCAAAAAATGATGAAAAAGAGTTTGAAAAAAAATCAGAAAAAATAAAAGATATGTATGAAAAATATAGCAAAAAAAAACAAATTTCAATCAATAAAGAATATAGTTTTGGTGAAAATTTTGCAGATATAATGGGGTTGTTGGTAAGTGAGGAAGTAATATTAGATAATTGTTTTTATTTGAATATATTAGGTAATGATAAAGATAAATTATTAAAAGAATTTTATAAATATTATGTAGAGCAGTGGAAAAGTAAATCTACAAAAAAATATAAGCTATATAAGAAATTGACAGATGAACATACAATATCTTTAATACGTTGTAATTGTAGTTTGATGATGTCCGAGAATTTTATGAGAATTTATAACATAAAAAAAGGTGATTTAATGTATAATTCTAATTTTGATAGTATATTTTAATAATGAAATGGAACATAACCAAATATTTGTCTATTCAAAATATTATTTAAATTTCCATAATGCATTTTTTTCTTTTTATAATAATTTTTCCATTTTCTTTGAAATATTTTTAACCAGCATGTTTTTTTTATGCATGTTGTATAATAAAATAAATTATTGTCTATGTTTTCATCTATATCACAATCATTTAAATGAATAATTTCACATATTTCAGGTTTCATATAATTTTTGCATGAAATAATATTAACAAAATTTGATATTATTTGATGTTCATATTCTGGATTATTTTCTTTTAAAATATTAATCATTCTTTTATAATGATATTTAACTGAGTAAAGAAATTGACAAAATCCACGGAAGTCATAAAATAAATCACCACGATTTAAAGTTTGATAAACAATTAATTTATCTTTTATGTTTAAGCCGACAGGTCCATGTCTATTTTCCCACCAATATTCACATAATAATAACTTATATTTTGAATATTTTCCAAATTCTTCATCGTGTGATGAATTCATATTTATAATAATACTTAAATATTTTAAATATGAATTCAATTTTTAGAAAAATGTTCAGTTAAAATATTGTTTTTTGATATAGTTTTATTTGTTTTCTTTTTTATTTTATATGTTCCTTGGTTTTCATTAGAGATATTATTTGAAATAGAGAAATCATTATTTTCTTCATGAAGTTCTGGTAAAATTCTAGTTAGTGGTTTATCAATTATCATAAATAAATGATTTTCATCAAATAATTGTCTATATTCTTCAATTGATAAATTACCATAGTATTTATCTAATAGATAATGTGGATTAGGAGCAGGTTTAATATTTTTATCATAGTTGTATATTTTTCCATATAAATAATTTAATAATTGATATCTTTCAAATTTAACAGATGTATCTACATTTTCATTCATTAGATATGCTGTTGCACATTGTGGACTACAGAAGCAACCATATACAGAGTAGTTTTTATTAATTTTAAATTTTGGAATATATATTGCAGGATTATCAAAATCATATGTACACCAAAAGCATGATGATTTTTTATCTGAAATATTATTATTATGAAGTTCATTTTGTAATTCTTTTAATTTTTTCCAGATTTCTTTATTATTTGTTTTTTCTTTCAAAGATGCAGTTTCATTTTTTTTTTCAATAATAATATTATTTTTATTAATATCTCTAGTTTCTAAAATAGGTTCATTTGATATAGTTTTAAAATTAATATCATACTTTTTATTATTATCATAATTATCTAAACTGTTTAAAAATTCAGTATTTTCATTAGTGTTAACATTTATATCTTTTAAGTTGCATTTGAGATGAAGTATAATATTCGTTTTTACGAATTTATTATTATCATTTATTTCTTGATTTGAAATAATTTTACCCCCCTTTGGTTTTCTTCCTCTTTTTTTTGGCACATGTGGAATATCATCTTCTGGATTTTTAATTTTAGGTTTTCTACCTCTTTTTTTTTTAACAGGTTCTACTATATTTGTTTCAATTTCATTACTATTTACATTAACATTTTCATTTACATTTTCATTAATATCAGTCATAAGTTATTTACATATATTAGTTTAAGTATTTTTTTAAAATATATTAGTGAATTATATTTTGTGATTATATATTATGAGTTTTATATTGAGTATTTCTAATATAGGTTTGATAAATCAATACAATTCTGATAAAACTATATTAAATACAAATGGCTCAAATGTAAATTCAAATGATGTGAATAAAGTATATGATTATACTTCATGGGTTTCTAATCATCCAGGGGGTTCTTATAATATATCAAAATGGAATTCAACTGCAAATAATTATACTTTAAATTATCCTTCTAGTCATACGACAAGTAGGTGGGATACATATAGTAGTAGTTTTCCATTAATTGGTACACTAAATTCAACTATTAATTATGATGATTTACCAAGTGATTTAAAGAATGAATCGTTAAGAATTGCATTAAATATCTCATCTCCAGAGCCAGAGCCAGAGCCAGAGCCAGAGCCAGAACCAGAACTATTTCAAATAGATACATCAAATAATATGTTTAAATGGGTTGTTTATAATCAAACTAATGGTGCTTATACAGTTGATAGTAATGATGATTTAATTTTACAAAGTGTTTTTGATAGATGGGAAAAAATATTAAATTATACTAGTAAATTACCAAATACAAATAGTTATTATAATGGAAAAATATTAATAAATTTTTATATTAAAACATTAGCTAATGGAATATTAGGTAGTGCAGGACCAGATTATGCTTATGTTCCTAGTAATTTAACCTTTGGGAATTTTTTTACCTCACAAGGAACAATTAATTTAAATTATACCTATATTGTAAGTCAAAAATTAACAGTTAAAAGTGATGGAAATACAGCTTTATACTATACAATTTTACATGAAGTTGGACATGTTCTTGGTATAGGTACTTTTTGGAGTACTAATTACAGTGCTCCTATTGTTAGTTATACAGATGAAAATGATGGTACTACAAAGAAATATTATAATGGTTCAAATGCTTTAGATGAGTATAGAGATTATTTTAATAATAATAATTTTGTAGGTGTACCAATAGAAGATGATGGAGGAAGTGGAACTGTTGATGGACATCCAGAAGAAGGTTATCATGCAAGTACTTCTACTGATAATAGATATATAAATGGTGTATATTATCCACCGTTAAATGATGAATTAATGACAGGTTGGGCAGAAAGTGGAACTACAGTAATGCCGTTCAGTCGTATTAGTATTGGCTTTATGGAAGATTTGGGTTATTCTGTAGATTATAATGAAGCAGATATTTATCAACCAGAACCAGAACCAGAACCAGAACCAGAGCCAGAACCAGAACCTGAGCCTCAACCAGAGCCTGAACCAGAACCTGAATCAGAACCAGAGCCTGAGCCAGAACCAGAACCAGAACCAGAACAAGAACCAGAACCGGAACCAGAACCGGAACCAGAAATAGAATATATAAGTAAATATGTAAGTGAAATTAATTTTGACATTA